CATAAATTTCCTTTTCTTCCCGATTCTGAATATGATCAAAAAAGAATCCTTTCATATTTTTTGTTCTAAGCTGTTTCGGAAGTTCAAAATCTTCATATGGCACGTTTTTCATTATGTCGTTTCTGGCCTTAACAAAATATGTTCTGAATCTTTGCAATTCATATTCTGTCCAGCCAGTTTTTTTATTAACAAATGAATTTTTGACAGTTGAAGTTAATGGCTGATACCGCATTGGATAAATTTCATTTACACCAATACTTTGTAAAAATCTTGCCCGATATAAGGCATCAGCAGGAGTATCCGTAAATCCATACAACATCAAAACGGATATTTTTTTGATACCGTTTTTCTTTGCAAGATTTATCGCATCAACAAGAAAACTTTCCTTCCCGGCAGAATCAAATGCAAATCGGACATCAGTCAATTTTAATTCCGCAATTCTTCCGGCTCTATATTTTGAAAACAATCTTGCTTCAAGCCCTTGATTGAATTCTACATAGGGCATTTTCTTTAATTTATCAATAGCTAAATCAAAATGTTTTCTCGAACAGGCAAGGAAATTGTTATCACAAACAATCGGTCTTGGTATGAAATTAGAAACTTCTTTGAAACTTCCTTCAATTTTTGGAACAGCACAAAAGGAACAACTATTTACACAACCTCTTGTTGTAAATGTTGCAAGTGGATTATGAAAAATTACAGGTTCGCAAAAATCAATAGTGTTTCTGACTTCTGCAATTCCTTCAAATTTATCACGGATCAGAAGAGCGCCAGGACCGCCTACAACCACCGGTTTTTTCTGAGCCGTAATAAACCTGACAGCCTCGGCAAAAAGCCAAGTGAACGGGATAGAAACATAAATTATCCCGTTCACTTGCCATGCCGCAAAAGTTTTGCGCCACAGATTTATCATTTAATTGTTCCAGGAAAAAACTCCATCGGCCTCGGAAATCTGGCCAATAATCAGGAGAGTATTATAAACATAGCCAAACATATAGTTGGCTACGTTTGTATTGGTTTTACCGCCTTTCTCGACAAACAATTCGTCGGAATATTTAACGATATCATCCCGAGTGCCGCCTTTCTTCAAGGCGTCAACAAGGGCATGACTCCGGGTATAAGCATTTGCATCCAGCTTACGACCACGCCTTACACCTGCTTTCCGCTCCTTCTTGATCTTCTCCTTCTTTACCGGCCTGCCTTCCGTGGCCAGCTTCTGGAGCTTCTCAACCACATAATCCCGGCATTTCTTCAGGTCTTTCAGGAAGGGCGGGGCAATACGAACACCCATTTCCTTGGCAATGGCCTGGAGTTCAGGAATCTTCTTAGCTGCCTTGGCGCTCTTCACCTGAGCCGTGGTGTCAATCTTTTCAGTTTCAATCACTTCAACTGTTCCTTCTTCTTGCTCTTCGGATTCGGTCATGCTAGTTTCTTCATTCCCCTCTTCGGTACCACCTGCCGTACCACCCATTGATTCCGGCAGGTCGGCACCAATAGTCTTTAGGGTTGCAAGCGTTTCTTCAGACATTTCATCATCATCCGCCAACAGGGTGCTTGCTTCCCGCAGTTTCTGATCCAGCACTTTGGCATTGGCCTTTACATCAATACGCTGCTTATCACCTTCCTCAAACAGTACATCGTTCAGTTCCTTCGCCGCCTTGACCAGTTCACCCCTCGTTACCGTTTCCTTTTCACTCATGACTTCCTCCAAATATTTTGGTTTAAATATTGTCTGCATATTGTCTGCATCTTGCCGACAACCTATTGTCACTATTATTATACTGAAAAATATAAAAAAACTACCAAAATATTTTGCTTTTTATTATTTTTTTTAATAACTCCCCAAAAATGCCCGGCCTATCTCCAATCTCTGAAGAACCGTAACATATTTTTTGCCCCTTTTCCCGGATCTCACCATCAACTGATTTATCCTAAATAACCCCAACTCTGCTTCATCATCAGTTTGATTTAAGCCGAAGAAGGCAGTTGCATGTGAATATTTCCGTTTATCTTCCGAATAGTTATCAAGTGAAATCCATTCTTTCCCAAGAGCTTTCCCATCTGCCTGGGTAACAGCGGCAACAAATGCATTTCTCCGGTGAGCCATTGCCCTGAGTTTTTTCCATTTAGAGTTTTCCCCATGCCGAAAATCCTTTCGCTGATCATCCTTTTCTATAGCCATAATATCGGGATAGTCAACCAGGATCACATCTGCATCAAATCCGTCTTGTTGCCACTCATCTAATTTATTATCAATCATCCTGGTGGTTAATGTATCTGCCGGATATTCAGCAAACCGCCATTTTCCACCACGATATGTTTTTACAAATTTACGCTCAATTTCATATCCCTCTTTCCAAGTCAAGGGTTCACACTTTTCTTTTATCCGAAACCAGGGAGCGCCAATATATTCATGAGTCCCGGCACATTTTGTACAGGGTATATGGTCAGAATAAGTTTTGAATGCCGGTAAATAATTCTTTGCCAATCCTTCGAGTTTAAATGGCTTCTTTTCCTCAATAAACGGATTACTACCGGGGGCGGATTGACATTCACCTGTTTGGTTTTTCCAACAATCGGCAACAGGAATTAATAATTCCTTGCAAAATTCAGCCTCATTGCTCCTTCTGGCAAGGTGGATATATTTTCTCAATTCCATTTCTTCCCGGTTCATATCCCCTGCAGCAAAGAAAGCAACTGACCTCCCATTTTTCATGGCTTGGAAGGCTATATCCATCAAAATCCAAGTCTTACCAACCTTCTCTTGTCCAAGAAACCCAACAAAGCCACCTTTTACAAAATGCCTATTTAATAAATTCCCTAATTTACCGGGATACTCGATTATTGGTTCAGAAACTTCCTCAAATATTTTTCTAGTTCTGTCAATATTATCGGCAAAAAAATTAGGATCGGATTTTTCTTCTTTTTCAAAAGGGGAATATTTTTCAATTATAGATTTTGCCTGTGATAAATCTCCCTGTTCTGCAAGCTGCCTGATTTCGTCAGCAAGTTTTATTACTTTTTGTTCATCAAAATAATTTATTGTTTCATCAATTAATGCAGAAAGGGAATATTCATTGGTTTCATATTCCCCTGAAAGGCTGGTTAAAATATCATCAATATCTTCAATTTGTTCTTGGGTAAGGATATTTCGTCTTTTGTATGAACCAAAAATTAATTCAATATCTTTTTGTGGTGATTTATTATGGATATTGAAATGACGAATACACCATGAAGCAATAGTGTTTGCTGCTTGGGATTGAAAATATTGATCCTGGAATTTTTCAGAAATGAATCTTAGAAATTCATCATTGGTAATCAGCCCAATAATGATTCTTCTTTCGATAAATTGCTCAGACATTACGGTTGTCCTGGCCTTGCATATCCTTGATGCTTATTTTGGTAATGAGGATTATCGCCAATTTTATTTACCGTTGCTAAACAGCTAAGGCAGAATTTACGGGCAGGAAGTTGGCCAGTCCAAAATAATTTAACTTGATGTTTCTTCTTACATCTTGGGCAAATGCAATCAGTTAACACCGATTCCTTTAAAAGTATATCGCTGCAATCTCCTTTCTTTCTTGCCATTTTCCCTCCTTAAATTCAAAAATAGGCCGGGAGTTTTTAATTTCCTCCCGGCCAAATTCATTCCGAATCAAACCTAATTTTGATTGAAGACGATTGCAATTTCCAGAATTGCTTTTTATTTTTTCATAGGCATTTTCTCCTTAATAAATTTTGGTTTTACCCAATCAGGGTATAAAATCACTTCTCCATCTGCTGCGTTTACTTCTCCAAGGCAACGCATATCGAGTGAATTAAGGACCGCAAGCAATCTTGCGTCACAAACAGTTAAATATTCTTCCAATTGGATTGCAAGTTCTTCCTGATTTTTTGCTTTATTGATTTTATCAAGTTGGTTTTCAGTGAATAATGAACCTATTCCGAATCCAATCACAAATATTGAAATATAATTCCAGGTTATTTTCATTTTATCAACACTCGATTCTAGTTATCTAACTTGCCCGTAGAACGATTTTCTTTAAAATGAATAGGGAAGTATGGGCTAGGGTAAAAACTCTTAAATTAGATTATAAATTTCTCTCCGAAGGTTAGCTTTTTCTTTATTATACTCAGAAAAAGAAGAAACCAGCCTATTTTTTTCTAAAATCTCTATTTTTCATCTGAACAATAGTACACCAGTCAGAAATTCTATTAGTTAATCGGATATCCTGGAGTTTTTCAGCCAACTCATTTAAGGAATAATTTGAGGTAAAGATAATTTGTCTTTCCCATTCATATCTTGCAACAAGAATCGAATACAGCATTACATAGGACCAATCAGTTGTTTTATCTATTCCAAAATCATCCACTATTAACAATTCAACTTCTTTATATTTCTTAATCAGAATTTCAGAAGCAGTAAAAACAAAATCTTTTTGTTCTCTATATGGGTTTTCTTCTATGGTTTCGTCATAATCTCGAATTATTATATTTGGTCTTGAATAACTATTTTTAATTGATTCAACAATATCATTTTCTTTAATGAAAATTGCCGCTCTTGGGTCATTCCATGATTTAGGATGCAGTTTCCATTGTTCAATATGATAAATTAAAGCAAGAACAGAGGATATTGTTTTTCCTGCTCCTGATTCCCCGGTAAAATAAATACTTTCACCTAAATTAAATTTTTGATTCCCTTCTCTGTAAATTTTATATGCAATTTTGGCAATCTTTGAAGGAACTCCATATTCCAATAATTTTTCAAACATTGATTCTATCTCCATTTTCATTGGTTAATCTTGTCCATACTCCATTATCGACAATTACATCGATCCTATCCCGAGGAGCATTATTTTTAGACATGAATCTGTTGGTTGGTTTAGATTGTTGGTTATTTTTACGGGGGTTTTTATGGCGTTCAATTGCTGCTTCAATCTTAATAAATTTTTGCCGAAAAGCTGAACCGCTTTCAACTTCAGGAACATAATCAAGTCCATAAATCTTTGAATATTCATAAAGGACTTTTCTTTGTCTTTTCAATTCAATCCCATTTTGTTCTTCAAGGATGCGAAATTCATTAGACCATTGATTTAATTGTTTGGTCGTATGAATGATATTCTTTTTTGAGGAAATAGTTTTTGATAACTTTTCAGCCAAGGGGAAAAACTTTTCATTTCTTTCTTTCAAGGATGGTTTTTTTGAAGAAATATTTTCCTGAGA